TTCGGCATAATGTCGTTGATATAACCGTTGTAATCATTGGTGCTTACATTGAACGTAAAGTCTTTACTGCCAATGGTTAGGGTAATGGTCTGGTTCATGATTGTTCCTTAGATTTGGTTAATAGCCTTTCAAGTGTTTCAAATCCGTCTTTCATTCTGCTTTCCATACGATCTGTTAATTTGTCAAAATCAGTTTTGGTAGCGTATGTTTCAGCCACATGTGTTTTATGGTCGCTCAATTCTTTTGCGGTAGCTTTATGGGCATTGAACAAGCTCACTAACAGTGGCACTAACACAGTGAGCACCAAACTAATAAAGGCAATAGCCACCATTAACCACGTTGCTAATTCTGTCATTTTGCTACTCCTTTAATTTTTTCGATTGTCCTTAAGCTTGCTAGGCCGAGTAATGCGAGTGTTAATTCCATCATTACATCGGTGGGTAGCTCTGGCGTTCCTGCGTCTGGCCAGATCCATTGCAAAATTGGATTAATTAAAAAAGTGAATAAAAAGCCAAAGCCACACACCCACAGTAAAAACGGCCTAGCACCTGCCACAAACGTTGAGCGGTGTTGTGCTGCATGAGTATTAGCTAGCGCTTGCATTAACAGGGGTTTTTGCTTAATTTCTGCTAAATCATTGCTTAGCTGTTGGCGCTCTTCATCAGATGTGAATAACGCATCACCTGCTTTGCCAATCGCTTCAATCGGGTTACCACCCACTAAATTTGAAAGCCACCCCATGATCAATTTACTCCTTGCTCTAAATAACGGGCTTCACGCCAGCGGCGTGTAGAATATCTATCACCAAAATCAACAAGTTCATCAATCATGGCTTTCGTGTTTTGCGTTATGGCCGTGCGCCAAAACTTAGGACAGCGTTTAGCTAAATCGCCATATTGAAACGCTACCGATGCAATCACGGTCTGCATGGGCTCAGGTAGTTGCTCAAATTTGATTGCTGAGTGTTGGTTGTACTTGTCAGCTAATAAAGTTATCGACTCAAACTTTGCACACTTATCTATTAGGGTGGCTTCATCTTCACTTACTTTCAGCGGCATCAGATTAAGCATCATCTGAGCGTGTTCACCATGTTGTTCGCAATACGGTAATAACTTATCTATCAATGAAGGCCGTGCGATAAAAAACATGCGCTCTAAGTCTTCACGTGAGCGCTGACCAATATCAAAGCCCGTTGCAATCGTTACACCCGACTTAGAATTAGCTGCATCAGGCACATAGCCATTTAGTTGTGCGCCACCTTCTAGCTCTGAGATGAAGCTGTAATTAACTTTGATATTGTTCATATTGCTACTCGCTCAACTCTTGGCACGGTACGCAGCGCTGTACACCAGGTAATGCGTCTTGCCGTGCTTTTGGTATTGGGTCACCACACTCAATGCATTCCGTTGCACTGAGTTTGTGGCAGTTGTTAAGTCCTTTTAATCGCTGATCAACAAAGCGTTGTTCAGCGCGTTCCTGTGCAATAACTAGGTGATCAATAAAATCCATTCACGCTCACCTTTACTGCACTATGTTTTCGATTTCGTCTGGTCGTAAGTACGGCACACCATTGATATGAACAAAGTCAGGGCTCGTTACATCAAACGGGATTTTAAATAAGCTTGCTTGCCCGCCTTTTTTATCAATGTCTAAAATGTCACTGAGCTTGATGCGACAACCAAATGCTTCAACCTTCATTTCATCTTTTGACGTCTTGCCGTAAAACATGATTTCGAACGGTTCCATACCACGCCACGAACCGGCGCTCTTCGCTGCATCTGAGATAAGTGCAAAGTTACTCGCATTAACTGACAACTCACCATTTGCCGATACATCACCATCAACCGCACCATCAGGCACACCCCCAGTTTGTGATACCGCACTGTTATCAGTGATCGATAACGTGGCCGTATCCACATGCACCATAATGTCACCTAAGTTGACGTTAAAATTCATTCCAGATAAACGCATGATGACTGCTCCTAGTTGCTGCTTAAATCAAGCATGATGTTGACGGTAATTTCTTTCGGGCTGTTGTATGGGCGCAAAATAAGGTAAATCACCACGCTTTTATTGCTGGTCCATTCAATCGTGATATCCCCTTCAATGGGTGGTGTGATTTCACCTGGGAACGCCGTCCCATTGATAGTCGTGCTTTTACTCATTTCGCGTAGCGGCTTCATAAAATACGCTTTGTTTAACTCAATGCTGTTCGGTGTTGAGTTAAGCGAACGATTAGCAACACGACGAATCGCTAATACGCGCACTTGTCGACTGGCTTTGTGTACAGGGCGCAAGTGTTCAAGGTATTGATAGTCACCACCCGTTGCATCGAGCGTTTGTGCATCACTCCAATACACACCTTCAAAGTCGCTGTACCACTGCGGCACACTCATGCGGTTATTGGCTAGTGTTTCTAATGTGGCAAGTGATAATGGCTCACCGTCTGTATCAACCGGTGCTTCGCCTAGACCTAACACACTGCCAGTTGCTACACGCATTGGGCTATCTGCAATGCTTACGCTGCGGTCACATAATCGGCCAGCTAATACACCCACGTTATTGCCGTGCAGCTGTGGCACTGGCACAACTAAATGCGCGGCAATACCATTTTGAATAGCAATGGTTGCAGCTTCATACGCGGCCCATGCTTGTGTTGCTACATCAATACCTGGTAACGCAACTAAGCAAGAAACAAAGCGGCCTAATTTGGCTTGTAATGATGTTAGGTGGTCGTGAATATCTGTAAGACCTGCGCTAGTGTTCTGCTCGTCACACACCACCACCATTTCAAAGCTTTGTACCTCGTTTGCGCGATCAATCGCATCAACGATGCTTTCACCCTCTGCAAGCGGGTAAACCGCTGCGGTCCAGTTTTGACCTGCGTTAAGTTGTGCAGCTTTAACTTGCGTTCTTAACGCGCTATCTGCAAACGCATCATCTAAATCTGTTTGTGCACCAACACTAAATAGCTGGCTCTCTTCATCTACTGAACCGGCACGGCCAACAAACAAGAAGTGTCGTTCGACACCTTCAATGTCACCTTGCCCTAAATTCAAATTGTTAACTTGCACTTTACCGAGTGGCATTGGCTTATCCTCGTTTATTGAGTTGGTTTAATATCTGCGCGAGTTCGCGCTGAACGTTTATGGTGGTGTCACCTAAAAATGGGCGAGCATCAACAGGGATATCCCAGCTTTTACGCTGTTTTTCGTCACGTAATATGCTTAGCATCAAGGTTGCTTTACCGTGATTTAAACTCGCTTGAATCTCTTTAACACTGGCGCGGCGGTAACCTTTACCCTTGCTCTTTGGTACTTTAAACCCTTCAGCTGACAGCGCTTTGGCTTGGCCGCGAGTACACGGCGCTTTGTAATCCGGCTTTCCGTGAATTCGCGCCATTCGGCTAGCTGTCATTCGCTCGGTGCCACCTTCTTGGTGCATGGCAGCAATTCGCCCAGTTAAACCCGCCTTGTGCTTTAGCTCTAAGCGGTTGCTGCTTTTCACATACGGTTCAAGTGTTCGGCCCATGCGTTTAAGTAACTTGCCTTTTTTACCGCTTTTGCTCGGCGTAAACTTTTCACCATCTACCGTGGTTTGAGTGCGAATGCGCTTACGAGCAAGCGCCCGTTCGTGACGACCGAGTGTTTTTAAAACACGCACTCGTTTACTCGCTGGTAAGGCTAAAAGCTGTAGTTGGTGCTTAGCACTGAGTGCTTGGCGTTTGTTTGGGGTGATCACAATGCTCATGCGCGCCCCACTACATCAACATCGACATTTTCAGCCACGTTAATTGGTGCAAGCGACACATAGTAACGACCACCATTAAACTGCACTGGCCCGTTGTCATCAGGGATAAGCTCAATGTCATCCATCAGTTCTAATTCAATCAGTACCGTGGCGTTGTCATCACTAATTAAATCAATGTCTATTTCTGGATCATCTAAACCGAATTCGTCGCGCTGCCACTCGCTATCAATTAAAAACGCGCATACCATGGCAAACAGGTTGTAGGGGTTAACCTTTTTATGCGGGAATTTTTCAATTGCAATAATGGCTGTGTGTTTCCACCTCGCCACTAAATAACCGTCTTGCCCTTGATCTGAATTGCAAATGATTAACTTGCCGCGCTCTTGCCAAGCATCAATGTTGTTCTTACGAATTGCACCATTTAAGCTGGTAACTAAAAATTCGCATACTTGCTGTAACTGGCTAATAGTTTGGCTCATAGCGAATGCACTCCCGCACGGCCAAGACTAAGCAATAAGCGAATACTGCGGTTTGATTGCGCTAGAATTTGATTTTGCTGTTCAACGTCTTCAGCTTTGTTATTGCCTGCTTCTTTTTGGTCTACCGCCGAAAAGTACCCCATAAGATCACTGTGCGAACGGGCATACACGGCGCCACGGTAAACACTTTCTTGGCTTTGGCTAAACTGCGGCACACCATCAATCAGGGTGAAAGAAACATCCGTGTTACCTTTCGCAATATAATTATTAATTTGCTGCTGAATCTCTAACACACTGCGGTTTAGTGAATCAGCAATTACCGTTTCTTCATAATATTCAGGTATGCGGCGATGATTACGGAACTCTTCTGTGCTAAGCACAGGCCAGCCGCTATCAGCATCAATTACAATGCTGTCATCTGCTGTATGTTTAAATCCCAATGTCATGCCATTTACCTTTGCATAGGGTCAGTGCAGTTAGCGTCACAGTGATTATTTAAAAGTCGCCTTTTAAAACACTCAGCTAATGCACTGGAGGGTTTGGAGACGGTTTGCTTACTGTGCGTTAAGCTCAGCAAGCGCTCTAATTCTCATCGCTATTTTGTTTCTTACGGTTTTAACTTGTGCGTGCTTATGCAGTTCCTGCGCTTTAGCTAAATAGCCATCGGCTTGCTGTAAGCGCTGCAAGTCGCCAACGTGCGACGGCGTAACTTCGCCATTTTTCGTGCGCAATAACGCAAGGCCCGCAAATTTGTAATATTTAGACGTAACTTGCTCTGGTAATTTCCAATGATCCGCAACAAGCTTGAACACTTGCCCGAAGTAAGGCTCAATGCTGTGGCCTTTTTCAGCTTGCGTTTGCGCCCAATCAAAAACAGTGTCGGCAATAAAACCAGGCCACTGGCGGCGAATGCTTTTAACCATGGGCTGGTTAAGCTCAATGGCGCGTAGTCCAAGCTCAATGCCGCGACTGAGGTTGCCAACATCAAACAGCCATACAGTGCAATACGAGAAAATCGGGTTGTCTTCATTTTGTTTGCCTTCTTTCGTTAAGTAGTCTTCAACAATCGGTAACCACTTAGGCAGTAATACATCGCGTTTATGAGCTATTTTGTCAGCTCGGCGCACAAAGCCTTTTAGTCGTTTTAAGTCTTCGTCTAATTCAATTAGCTGTAGGTGTAGGCTAGGTGCATATTCACCACTGCCTGACACGCTTACTTTTGCGAGTTGCTTTTTTGCTGCGTTTTGCTCTTTGAATTGGAGGATTTTTGCTCCTCCGACGGCTTTTTTAACTCGTCAACCGTTTCCTTTAACTCGCTGTTCGCTTGGCTAATATCATCGGCGCTATAAGCAAGGTCGCTTGCTGCATCGCTGGCTTTATCTGCGGCACTTTCCATGTTGCTAGCCGCACTGTTTGCTTGCTCTGCACTGTCAGCTAGTGATTCTGCAGTATCGTCAGCGTTCGCTATGCTTGTGTTAAGCTCATCGGTTGGAGTTTTAACGTGCTTTACTTCAACGCTTTCAACATTGTTTTCATCATCAAGCGTTACTTCTGCAAACACGGTTTGTTCTTCACCGTTGGCAGGGTCAAAGCTTTTTTTCAAAATTGTAATGTTTTGGTCAACATATTCTTGAGCAATGTTGATTGCGTCAGCTTTATCGCAACCTAGTAACTGCGCAAGCAACTTAAGCGCGGTGTTTTCTTTGGCGTCATCAGACAAGCCTTGCAATGTATCAACTAGCTTTTTGCCTGTTTCAGCAGCCGCTTTTTGCTTTGCTTTTGCAGCTAGACGGCGTTTTTTAAAATCAGCAATGGCACTCATGGCATTTACCTACTTTTAATTGATTTGAGTTGCTAGGCGGTTAATGGCCTAGCAACAGGTTTTAATTAACGATTAAACTGCTGGGGCTGGGCCAATATTCATAGCGTCTTCGTCAACAGCGGCGTACACTTCAAACTCTTCAATTGCGTAGCCTTCGTTACGCCAATATGAGTTTTCAAACTGCTTGCGGTCTTCTTCATCTTTAGCTTTGCGGTGTGCAGTGCCTTTTTGCGTATAAATATGCAAGTTGCTTAAAATCGTTACGGCAATGCGTTTGCCCGGGAAGAACGGCGGCGTATAAGCGCGCATACCACCAATGTTTTTATCCATTTGCTGTGCGGCTACTTTTTCGCTTGGCTTATCAGCTTGGTTCATCATTTTGGTTTGCGCTGTGGCTGTTAGGTCTGAACCTACTAGCACAACTAAACGCGGGTCATTACGTAATGATGGGTGAATGAACGTGTTTTTTAGCTCAGTCACAATGGCGTCTAACGTTTTGTATTCACCATCTTTCAGCGCTTCGGTTGCATCAGGATTAAAGTAAATTGGGTCTGTCATGATTTGATCAGGCGCTTTTTCTTTAACGATTTGATGCCAACCTTTGTTAACGTCTTCACCATTCGGGTTTGCGACTGGGTCTGTGGTAGCCTCTGCTGAGACACCATTAAAACCAACGCGCAACATATCGAGTGCAAAACGTAGCGTGGCATTTTGGTTAATGAGCTTCATAAACTCATTTAAGTTACCGGCATTCGCCCATGTAGATAAAAGCGCCCATGTTGTTGCCGAACATGAATCGGTTTCAACCAATTCATAGGTATGGCCATCAACGCCTTGCTCTGATGTAAAACGACCACCCGCTTTACGGCCTGTCGCAATACCGTAGTTACCTACTTTTACAACTTGGCCTTTAATTTGGTCCACTTGCATGGTGGTGATCATGCGTAAGAACTCGACCGACTCTAAAAGCGCGGCACGAAGCTTTGTTTCCATTGGGTCAGAAATAGCAAACTTATGGGATGCGTCTTCTACACCAAATGATTTGGCTAAATTCACTGAGTATTTTTGTAAAAACCCAGCGGCTGTTTGATTTAAGTGCATGCTTTATCTCGCTCTGTTATGCATTAATAAAAAGAAGATCTGGGTTAAACCAGGCCTATACTTTCTTCGCCTACTGGGTCAGGCTCTTGGCCTTTCTGCTCTTTGCTAAGGGCGTTAAATTGGGTTTCAATGCCGTCTACTTTTTTGCCAAAGCCTTCTAGCTTATCCATTAACTGGCTGAATTGCTCAGCGGTTACACCTGCTGCGCCTTTATCATCTTCAGGCTCTACGACTGGCGGTTTTTCTTCAGCTTTTGGTGGCTTTTCTTCGCCTGTTGGCTGTTTGCTGAATTTGTTTTCAAGGTCGATTACCTTGCTTTCTAATCCTTCAAACTTGCCCATTACGGCATCAAACTGTTCTTTGTTCATAGGTTCGTCCTCGGTGGAATCGTGTTGTTCATCAACACTTGGCTGATCAGGAGTAAATAGGCTTGTCATTTGTGCAAATAAATTCATGAATTTAGATTGCTTGTCTTTGGCTAAAGGTGTGATTGGCTCTTCTTTGTTGAACACAAAGTCACTCATGAGAAGTTCTTCAAGCTGGCTATATTCATGGCTTTTTTCTGTTTCGCCCATTGAGAACTTTAAGCGTGTAGTGCCAGTGCTTGCTGGCGAATCAGTAACAGCTAAGCCTTGTAGATAGCAACGGCCTTGATTCTGGTAATCTGGATTTGGCTCAATAGACATAAACAGCTTTTGGCCGTCTTTGTTAGCATCTAATAAGTATTGATTTGCTGTTAGTTTTACAAAAAGACGAAGCTTACCTTTATGTTTGGCCGCTTTTACTTCGTCAACTGTTCCCCAGTTCTTACCCTCAGATGGGCCCCAAAATGAGCGGAAATGTTCAGGCCAAATAAGCGCAGTGTATTCATCAACCGAGTAAAGCTCGGCCATATCATTGATCCACTCTTTTGAAATAGCGCGTCCGTCAACCGTTGCACCTTCAGTTGCTGCAATTACCCAACCTGTTTGTTTACTCATTACGCTGCCGTGTTGCTTAAAACCAATATTTAAGCGCAGCATAGCCCTAAAAAATGGGCGTTTCATTCGGTTTGATTTTTAGAAATTCCTAGATTGAAGTTCTAGGAAAAGGTAGGTTTTTTAGTCAGTTATAAGCTCATTATAAATGAATACACTGTCGCTAGTTATCAATTTTTATATGAGTAATTAGCACCTAAATGGCTTATTCACCGGAAATACGCGAAGCAGCAAAGCGGCTTTATTTACGACACTACACACCAAGTGAAATTCGTAGCGAATTAGACTTGCCTAATGATCGTGTTGTTTATTACTGGGCTGATAAATATAGCTGGCGTGATTTACTGCGTGAAGAAGAAGTCGACGAAGCCATTGCAAGGCGCATTGTTTGTTTAACTGATATTAGTGATAAAACAGGTAATCAAATAAAAGAACTCGACATGCTTATTGAAAAGCATGTAAAGCTTAAAAAACAACGTGCGCAAGAAGAAGCAGCAAAAAATCCACAACCTCAAAACACTCAGGCCAACTCAAATCAATCAAATGGTAAAAACAACTCAAAGCCAAAAGGCCGCAAACGTAAAAATGATGTAAGTCATTTAACCGAAGAAGATTTTGGCACCTGGTACGACTCACTTTTTGAATACCAAAAAACGATGCATGCAAACTTGCATCAACGTATTCGAAACATTCTTAAAAGCCGTCAAATTGGTGCGACCTATTACTTTGCAGGTGAAGCATTTAAAGATGCGGTGTTAAGTGGTGATCCGCAAATATTCTTATCGGCCAGTCGTGCACAAGCAGAAGTTTTCCGCAGTTACATTGTGGCAATTGCACATGAGTTCTTTGAGATTGAGTTAACCGGCAACCCAATTACCTTACACACAAAACATGGCGATGCTGAATTACGGTTCTTAAGTACCAATAGCAAAACGGCGCAAAGTTACCACGGCCATGTTTATATAGATGAGTACTTTTGGATAGGTAAGTTTAACGAACTTAATAAACTTGCCAGTGCCATGGCCACCCATAAAAAATGGCGTAAAACTTACTTTTCGACCCCATCAACAAAAGCACACCCCGCTTATACCTTTTGGACGGGTGATCACTGGCGACAAGGCCGCGCTGAACGTGAAGAAATTGAGTTTCCTAGTTTTGATGAATTACGCGATGGCGGCAGGCTATGCCCAGATAAACAATGGCGCTACGTTGTTACCATTGTTGATGCGCAAAACGGGGGCTGTGACCTCTTTGACATTGA